ATTAAGAGTTGTATCACCATCAACATCTAAAGTTGCATTAAGAGTTGTATCACCATCAACATCTAAAGTTGCATTAAGAGTTGTATCACCATCAACATCTAGAGTACTATTAAGTGTAGTGGCACCATCAACATCTAAAGTTGCATTAAGAGTTGTATCACCATCAACATCTAGAGTACTATTAAGTGTAGTTGCACCATCGACATTCAAGGTATCATTAACATCTAAAGTAAATGTAGGATTATCTTTTCCAACACCAACATTTGATAATCTATAGATATTATCTCCAGTATATCCCCATAAATCTTGAGATTGTATTCTGGCAATTTCAGTAGGATTAGATGGATCCGGAATTGGAATGATTGTATCTGTTCCTATACCACCACTATTAATTTGAACAAAATTCAATACCGTAAATGATTGTGCAGCACCAACAATAGGAATATAAGTACCTTCATCTTGAATAAAAATACCTTCAGAGAATGCGGGTTCAAATGTGACCCAACGAATTCCATTTGCATCACGATTTAAGAATGCTCCATTTGCACCAGGAGCACCGGCAGAATCATAAATGTTTCTTGCAATAGAAATTGATCCATCAACATCAAGTTTTAATTCTCCTTGTGCTGCAGTATTAAGACCAACAATTCCAAATTCGGGATTTGTTTTTCCAATTCCAACTCTCCCCTCATCAGTAATAACAAAAGTTTTATCATCTTCAGAATTAAACTGAAACTTTTGTATTGGAGTTGCAGTAAATATACCAATCTTTTCAGTTCTTGTATCAATATTAAGTGCAGTTTCACCAGGACCAAAAGAAAGTCTGGTTCCATCACTTGAAGTAGAAGTAAATATTCCAATATTTCTTGTTCTTGTATCAATATTAAGTGCTGTTCCACCTATACCAACATCAAGTCTTGTTCTTACTAATAAGAAATTAAGATCTAATGTTCCCTCAATTCTTACATCTTTTTTGAAGGTGGCATTTTCTTTGACTAAAAATGTTCCATCAACTTCTAGATTGCCACCAATGTTAACATTTTTAAAAAATGTTACATCATCATTAAAATAAGTTTCTTCTCCAAATACATTAATATTGAGTAAATCTCTTGACATTTTTTTAGAAGATTGAGGAAACGGCAGGACCTACTATAGGAAGATCTCCTATACCAGTAACTGCACCGGCAGTTTTGAGAAAATCTAATCCCACATAAGAACCATCAGTAACTCTTTGTAACCAACTACCAACAGTCATTTCTACCAAACTTCCTGTAAGACCGTTTACATCTACCGATTGCCCGTCAAGATTAATTTTCCCATTTTTAGATATTATATTAACATTCCTACCTGCTTTTAAATCAATATCTTCGTCTGCCTGGATCATAATATTTTGTCCCTTAATTTTTACATTACCATTGTTCATACAAGTAATTGTAATGTCTCCATTAACAGTTGCTAAAACAAAACTAACATCTTTTGCTGAATTTTTTGTTCCGGCAATCATTTCTATACATTTATCATTATGATGATGATAAATTCCACTTTCAGAAAATAATTTTAAATCTACATCCTTATTTTCAGTATAAGCATAAAATCCTGCAATTGATGGTCCATCACCATTCATTTGAGGATCAGAAATACTAAAACTATAATTAGGTCCGTAAGAATCGTAAGAACGTAATTCTATATTTTGATTCGATCTTTCTGCCATTTTATTATACGCAATCTATAATACTAATAATTTCATTCTGTGGAGGTTGTGGGGGAATAAATGTTCCTATTATTGGTTTTATAAGTGCTCCAATACCAGTTTCTGTAATGATTGTAATTTTTGGTAACTCAGTTACTTTCAATCTATTTATCGGAGATGCTGATATAATTTTTCCATTTTCGATAACAAGATCATACTCTTCTCCATTATCATCAGTTGCAGTATCTCCAGGATCATATCCAGTTCCTGGATAAAGAACTATTGCATCTACAATCGAAGCATCATCTAATTCTACAATCGAACCATCATCTAATTCTACAATCGAACCATCATCTAATTCTACAATCGAACCATCATCTAATTCTACAATCGAACCATCATCTAATTCTACAATCGAACCATCATCTAATTCTACTACAATCGAACCATCATCTAATTCTACAATCGAACCATCATCTAATTCTACAATCGAACCATCATCTAATTCTACAATCGAACCATCATCTAATTCTATTTCAGAACCTTCGAGTGTATCTTCTACAGGATAATTTTCACCCTCCGAAACCATATAAACACCTGTAATTTGACCATATGTTGAAGAATTTTTATCATAATCAACAATTGCTCTTCCAACTGCACCATACCCAAGACCACAAGAATCTTCAAAAGTAACCATTGGTGGAGCATAAGTATATTTGGAACCCGGATCTGTAATCTTGACACCAATAATACTTCCAGTTCTTGCAACAGAGGATGTTATTTCTCCTAAACCATCAGTATTATTGACAATTCCTCCCATAATTACTTTACCAGCACCACCTATACCATTTCCACCAAAGAATGATACTGTTGGTCCTCCACAACTTGTTGGAGTTCCACAATCAGGTTTACTATATGGAGAAGTTTGTGGTGTTATAGCAGATAATGCATTTGAGATATTTGCAAATTCCAAGGCATTATCTAAAATATCATTCACTTTTGCTTTATTTTTTGGACCATATCCAATTGTCCATTCCTTAACACCATGACATTTATCTGCAGTTTGATTACAACTGAAGAAATTTTGAATAGATTTTATTACATCAACGGATCCACGAAGAAAATCTACAATTTTAAATCCTGGACTTGCTAACTCTAAAATTTTACTGATACCACCCAAAACAGAATCTAATCCTGATGATATATTATCAATAATACCATTTAAGAAAGAACCAACAAATTGTTCTGCTGTACAAACACCAAAATTAACAACTTCCAAAACAGTTGATTCAATTAAATCTTTAAGTGTATCTCCAAGACCATTAATAATTTTTGCAGAAACACATGCGATTGCATCTTGTACTGCTTTCAGTGGTCCAACCATAGATTCTTGTGCTGCAACACCAGCTAAATGTGCCGCAATTGGATTTCCTGTTGAAGCAAGAACTGCAGCATAAACCTGTTTATATAAAAGATCTAATCCACTTTTTAAAATTGGAATTAATGCAGTATATAATGAGTTAAATAAAGTTCCTACAAACTGATTAGCAAGAACCTGTATTTTTTTAACCGCATTTTGAATGTCACTAAGAAAATCAGTTCCTTGATTGATAACATTAATTAGATTTCCTAATATTCCAGTAACTTCTGTGGCAAAATTATCTTCACAAGTATCAGCAAATGTTATAACCTTTCCTGTTGCTTCTGATGCTTTTACTTCTCGTGCTTTACCTTTCTCTTTATTATTTTCATTTAGAGGATCAACATTTTCTATATTTCTAGGTTGTTTTTGATCCTGCGAACTTTGTCCTGTCGATTCTCGTTCACTTTTTGTGTCGGGTTTTTTTATATTTGTAGTGTAACCTGTAAATGGAATAAAAGGATCTGATGGTTCGAGTGATGGTGTAAATTGTGTTTTTCCAAAAGCACCCATAATCACCGGAATTTGTGCATCATCACCATCAAGAAAAAACCCTACAACAATATCTCCCTGATTAATTCTAGCACTTTGAGCAAATCCACCACCACCACTTCCTGCGGTTGTGGGCATCATAACTCCTGCCCAAGGAAGATTTTCATCAGAAAGTTCACTTACATTATCAGTATGATATCCTAATATTCTAACCTTATATCTAAATGCCCAACCTTCTCCATTTGCCTGTTCTGGTGCAGAAGCAGTTGGTGCAATTTGACCAATCCACCAACGAAATCCGTCTCGTCCAATAAAATTACTTTTGAGTGTAGATTCTTCTATCATTGATCTTTTTTACTGATTCCGAAATTATCTCTAACCAATTTCAAAGAAGTATAAGAACTGTTAGGTTCAAAATGATGACATAATTCCTTTATTATATATGCTCCACTTACTTCACTATCTAATTCATTTTCATCTTCTGATGAAATTTTTGGAAATTTGCAATCAATTACATCACCGGCACTCAGATTAGTATTGCAAGGAATCATCATACTTACGGTTTGAGTTAAAAGTGCATTATATCTCATAAGAGATTGTGATTTATATTTTTCTGGGTCTGCATTTTTTTCTGTTGAGATTCCTTTATCTAATGTTCCAATATCAAGAATTCCGGATATGATTCTTGTAGGAATTTCTGCAAGAGAAGTATTAGATCCTTCACCTGTTGTTGGTAATTTAAATTCGTTTGCCCCTAAACTTTCTGTCTTACCTTTATATTTTGATAATGCAAATGTATTATTACTAATATCAAAATTTAATGGATTAAAAAACATATTTCGACTTGCATATGCTCCCAATCTTAATTTTTCAATTAAGTTTTGATTTTTATCAGTAAAATAATTTAAAATTTTAAAGTCATTATTTGTTTCAGTTTCATTTACATTAACTTCTGTATAATAATAAGGTGTATTTTTATTTTTTGGTTCTTGTTTCATTAATCCATCGATAGACTTAAATTTAAATCCATCTTTTGTCTGATAAAAAACAAATCCGGCAGTGGTATCTCCAGAAGACACCGGAACTGCTTTTGATGCTAACCAAACTAAAGTAGTAAAAGGTTTTTTTAGATTTCCAATAAATGAATATGGATTTTGTGATTTTTCTATATCTTCAGTATCAAATTTTGTAGTTTTTAAAACATCTTTCAAAATTTTTGATACTGACTGGTCGATTGTTCCAGTATATTTTCTCGCAACTCTTGTAGTTTCATTTGTGATTGCCTCTCTCGAAACTAGATTAAGTAGAAAACTTTCTGTTTGAGATTCAGAAATTACATCAGTAATACTAGAAACAAAAAGATACTTACTTGAATTTGATGCAAAATCAAGACCTTTCTTTCCATCACCTCTGTCCAAAACTTTCATACGAACTCTTTCACCACCCCTTAAAGGAAGACCATTATATATCGATTGTAATTTACCACTTTTCTCACCTTCAATCGAATCCCCAGTATTGATTACTCGGATTTTGGCAGTAATTGTTGGAGAAAAAATATCCTCATAATAATCAATCGAAACGGCACCTAATTTCAGATCAACAGTTCTCTGCTTATCATTAGATTCTAATATTAGTATTTCGTATAGTGAAGATCCGGATGCTGACATTTAAGTATATGCTAAATCTGTTAATAATTTTCTTTTCATAATACTATTTAACGAGGCACCCATAACAATAGTTGGAGAAGAACCTCCAGATTGTCCCATCATCATTGGTGGTGGTGATTCTTCTTCTATAATTATGATTGTATTTTGTGGTCCTGTCGAATATCCAATATCAGGCATTGATTTCATATTATTCATATTCATATTCATACCACTTATAGGTGATCCTCCTCCACCTTTAAATGAAACATGCAGATGGTCAAAGTGATTAGCATCATCCTTCCATTTAAGTTCTGCAATATTAAACTTAGACCTATTTTGATTTAGATATGCATATAATTTATCCAACTTCTCTGGAGATGAAACTACATTTCCATTAGCATCTCTCTGCATAATAGGAACATCAAGTGCTTCACCATAATTATGATATGAATTATAACTTCTTCTCATAACTCTCTCATTTCCAGAACCAGTATAACCAGTATCTACATTAAAATCTGGGTGTTGCCAAACATCTAATCCTTGTTTATTGAGCATTTTACCCATATTCACTGCCATCTGATATCCACCCGTTCTATTACCACTAGATTTTTTACTTCCGTCACCACTCTGCGTTTGAACTTTTCTCACCAATCTTCTTTCAGAAGGTGTTGCTTTATCACTAGGACCCACCCAAGGAGAAATACCACGTTCTTTAATAAGTTGAATTGCCATCTTATCTTGAACTGTTTTTGAAAATTTATGACTATCATTAAATCCAGCACGAGAAGCAACTCCAGGAAGAGTATTTCCAATAAATTGATATCGACCAACAGCATGAAGTTTTCCAGAATTTATCCACTGTTGATTTGTCATTGTCTTATCATCATACTGCAGTGCCTTAATTTCACCGATTGTCATATCAGTTAATGATTTTCCTTCATGTTGAGACATTTTTTTAATATCACCAGAAAAACCTAGAACACCTCTACCATCATTAGTTCCAACCTGGTTTACGGCATCATATCCAGCAGCACCAGATTCATATTTTGCTAAAACAGCTAAAGCTCCCCTTTCATCATCAGTAATATTTTTACTAAATTCCCCCCCACCACTACCAGTATCACTACCAGTATCACTACCAGTATCACTACCACTCATATCAGCAGTCAAAGCATTCTTCATACCCTCAACATCAGTCTGCATTCCTTTAAATGCACCATCCATTTCAGCCAATGCACTTTTCAATTTTCCTTCACTATCTGTAAAATCAAAATTCTTTAAATTTTCATATCCAGCAACGACCACATTCTTTAATCCTGTAAACCATTTTCCAACATTCTCAACAAAACTCTTCAAACTATCAATAAGAAGATTTATTCTCTTAATTAAATCTTGAACAAACTTTATAATTTTTGGAAGATTATTAAATAACCATCCGAGAAATAAAGTTCCAATAAAATCTAAAATCCTCTCAAAAAAACTTTTACCGGGAATTGATCCAAGTTTAGGTTTTTTTATACTAAAAGTTTCTATAGTTTTTTCTTTTTGTCTTCTCTTATTTCTCTCCATAAGTTTTTTATTAAAACTTCTACTTCTTGCGATATTTTCTCTTTTTACTTTAGTCTTTTTGAGAACTGCTCTGCGAAGCATTCCTCCACTTCTACCAACTCCCCTTGCTCCACCAGAAAGAACTGAACCAGCACCTCTGGCAAACATTGAACCTATTCTAAGTGCTCCTGCTGCTACTGCTGCTACTGCCATCTTAACCTACCACATTATAGAGAAGTTGAGAATACATCGTATAGAAATTACTTGGATCTGCCGAAGCAATCAATGGAACATCTGTCGCAGATCCACTCTTAAGTGGTTGTCCCTGCATCTGTCCTCCAGAACCTCCGACTTTCTTATAAATTACGGTCGTATTTCCACCACCAGATACTGGTCCTGGTACTGACATTGATGGAGAAGATGGAGAAGAAACTTGTGCAGTAGGTTTTACTAATGATGGATTCGAATCTGTTCCTCCCGATGTGTTTGCTGCTGGTGATGATCCTGTTGCTGCTGGTACTGATGCTCCTGGTGTTTTTGCAGGCATTTCTCCGGGAGATGGAGATTTTTTAGTCTTTGGCATCAATCCTGAATTTTGCAATGCTTCCGAAATTGGATCATTTGCAAATTTGAACATGCTGTCCAAGTTCAATGCGTCATATGCTGGATCTAACATCCGTGTGAATTGTTGTCCAATCAATCCACCTAAGTATCCCCCTCCCACAGCACCAAGAGCACCAACTAAAAATGCTCCCGGTCCAGTGACAAGACCAAGTGTTCCTGCTAGTCCACCACCGATGGCAGTACCTTTTAAGGTAATTAATATTTCTGGTATTATAGGAGCAATTGCTTTAATAGGAGAGTAACCTTGATCAAGTCTATTTTTTATCGTAGATGCAACGAATGCAATTTTTAAAGCACTACCCAAGAAACTTCCAAATGCAGGACTTTTAAGAATGGATTTAACTCCATTCAAAACTTTAGATTTTCCAGATGTAAGTAATTGTTTTAATATCTTAAATGCACTTGGTTTTGGTGTTGGTTTGGGTTCAGGAATTTGTGGAGCTCTTGCTGGTGAAGATCCTGCTCCTTTATATGCATCCAATGGTGATTTCATTAATGGTTTCCCATTAGGTCCCAATAGACCAGATGCTCCTGCTCCTGGTCTTGGTATCTGAGGACTTCCCCCTCCTCTGAGAGATCCAGGTTTAGGTAGTTTAGTTGTGGAAGGTGTAGTTGTGGGAGGTTTAGTTGTGGGAGGTTTAGTTGTGGGAGGTTTAGTTGTGGGAGGTTTTGATCTTGCTTTACTAAGTGCTCTAATCCTATTAAATGCAAATTTAAATGGTGCAGCAATAATAGCAGCAGTTATCGCACCAATAGTACCAATAATACCAAGTATTCCCCCATTCAATAGTGCGAATATTCCACCAACAATTGCAAGGGTCTTTATAACCTCATTTTTGATTGATTCTAATTTATTAATATCGCCTTCTGCATTTGCTTTTATTGCCTCTAATCCTTGATTTGTTAACCACCCTCCAAGCAAAGTCATAAAGACTTCTACCAGGTTACCAAGAACTCCTCCTGCTTTTTTTCCTACTGCTTTTACTGGAGAAATTAACCCTTTCGTTATTTTTTTCTCTAATTTTTTCTCTTCACCACTTCTAAGTTTCTTTTCTTCTACTTTTCCTACATCTTTTTCATATTGTTTCTGTGCCTTTTTCTCAAGGTCTGCTTCTTTATTTAATGCCTTTGCCAGAAAAGAAACATCATTTTCTAATATAGAAACTCTTTTAGATAAAATCTTATTATCAGATTTATTATCTAATGCTTTTGATATAGAATAAACAGTTTTTTCTAAAACAGAAAATCTTTTTTCTAAAGATTTGACAATATTTTCATCTGATGATTTTGTTTTTACAAGTGCTCCCGACTTTCTTGATATATTATCATTAGGAGTGATTGTAGATGGTGTTCTTTTTACAAGTGCTCCCGACTTTCTTGATATATTATCATTAGGAGTGATTGTAGATGGTGTTCTTTTTACAAGTGTTACCGATTTCTTAAAAACATTTGCAGAACTTACATTTCTTTTCTGAAATAATAATTTTCTCTCTCCAGCAGATAAGTATTCCCCAGTATAAGGATTTACCCCAGTATTAGCAATCTTACTAGGAGAAATTTTACCTCTCCTCATATTTAATTGTGATGCTCTGAAAGATTTATTAGTTAGCACTGCTTTGCTGCTGTTTTAATTTTTCTTCTTCAATATATTGCTCTAATAAAGTGAGGTAGATGTCCTTCTCCCAGGGTATCATATTTTCTAACTCTGTTAAGCTATATTTATGATGCTGCATCAGGGCAAATGTTACTTGGTAGTATGACGCAAGGTCAGTGTGCGCCATACCTACGCGAAAAAACTAGAAAGACCTTCCAATACAACATCACTTTCGACCCCAGTATTTGGATTTTTTAGTTTTACAGTATGTGAAAGTTTTGGCATTGTCTCAAAGAAATTCTCAACTTCTTTAAATTGTTTGGAACTCAATTGCTCAATAAAATCAAGCATTTCTTTCTTACTACAATCAGAAGAATTCCATGACTCTTCTTCATTATAAATTTGCTCTACTGAAGAAGCAATTAGTTGGAATGATTCATCGACACCAAATTTACCATCAAAACTAAAATTAGATTTAATGAACTCATCTAGAGAAGGATACTTCATTCTCATAGTTAGATTTTCATCTAATACAATATCTCTCGAATGATTTTTATCAGATTGAACCTTGATATCATCGAGATTGATAACTACAGAAACTTGCGTCTCTTCATCATCAGGACAAGTCAGCAATACTTCGACCTCTTCTCCGACAGATTTGCCTCTGATATTTAAGAAAAGAAATTCAATATCAAAAGTAGATAATTGTTCTACTTTAATACCTCTAGAAAGAATACAGTTACCGATTACAGTTTTGATGGCAGTCGTAATTTGTTTCTGATCTTCCGATTCCATCGCAATGATTAGAATCTTTTCTTCCTTAACTAAAAATGGTCTGTATCTAATTTTCTTTTTAGTCGAAGGCAATTCCAACTCATATATTGGAGTATTAATTTTAGGTAAAGGCATAAAAACCCATTATAAGTTCAGTTGTGATTATTTATTACCTAAATTGCGACCCATCCAATCCCAGTCCATTATTTGAAATTTGATCTCTTACATTATTGGTTCCAAAATCTATTTGAGAACCTAATTCAACTGATGTCTTAAAATCTACAGATCCTCTATTATTACTAGTTCCACTTTTTACACTCTTCGATGTTGTCTTACCAGCAATATAACGCTCATATTCAAATGAAGCACTGACTTTTAATATATCAGAAGTTCCATAAGAAACTGGAATAGATGTTAAATTTTTTGGAAATAATCCTATAAAGGTATATTCTAATTCTTTATCACCATTTCTATCAAATTTTGTAATTTTTGTTTTGTCACATTTATATTCATCCGGAAATCTCATTCTATAATAATATGTTTTTTCAGTTTGGTTAACTTCCGAACCATCTGTAATGAATTCCATCCAGTGCTCTAGAAACTTAATCATTCTATAATCAGAATCAACATAAAATTCTAATTGCATTTCAGTAAAAATTCGGGTATGTGCCATCTTCTCTTGCAATCCCATAAAGTTTCCATTGATATCCGCAGTTGCTAATGAACTACCAGGAATGGAAGCAGAAGAACATAATAAACCAGAACTTTCTGTGATAAATCTTGTATCTACTCCTCTCGAATTTAAATGTGTACTCAGTTGACCATTCAACCCACCAAACATGACTTGATAATGAGATGTCTGTGCAAGATTAGTAATTAAAGGTTTAAATTCTGATATTTTTTTAATTCTCGGCACTCTAAATACCTATACGACTACTTGATTATTAGTTATTTAGATGTCATATAAGGGAAAATATAAACCATCTTATCCTAAAAAGTATAAGGGTGATTCCTATAACATCGTTTATCGTTCCTTATGGGAAAGAAAATTCATGGTTTATTGTGACAATAACCAGAATATTTTAGAATGGGCAAGTGAAGAAATCGTCGTTCCATATCGTTCCCCAATTGACAATAGAGTTCATCGTTATTTTCCAGATTTTTATATTAAGGTCAAAGAATCTAACGGAACAATTAAAAAGAAGATTATTGAAATCAAACCATTTAAGCATTGTATCGAACCTAAAGTTAAAAAAATAACATCGAAAGGTTATATCTACGAAGTCGTTGAGTATGCTAAAAATCAGGCAAAGTGGAATGCCGCCAAAGAATGGTGTTTAGACCATGGTTATGAGTTTCAGGTCCTTACAGAAAACGAACTCGGTATTAAGTAATGCCAAGAAAGACACTCCAACAAAGAAGAAATCCAACAGATGATAATGATAATCGTGTGCGTGGTGTTGTTGATAATTTAATTGGTATCGAAACTGCTGATGATATTATGACTGAATTAATCACTGTTTTATCCGAAGGTGGTAAAGTTCCTTCTAGTGGAAAATATTATACCTTCTTTTATAATGCCAAGACACCAGGAATGGAATATGACCAACACCCTCTTGTAGGTGTTACCGAAGTATTCTCTTGGGGGTTTCGTGGAATTAATTTTCATTGGAATACACAGAATAGTAGAAGACAATATGATTACAATCAAATCATTGGTGGACTATACGAAATCTATCCAGAAGAGATGTCTGATGTGATAGAACTCGGTTTTGCTAAAGTTCGTTCTAAATAGTTAAAAAATGTCAATATGTCCAACAAAAGAGGTAGTGGTGTACGAAATAGAGGAAGGGAAGGTGTAAATGCTAGTGGTCCTCAGCAGCAAAATGTAAGAGGTAGTGGAGCTAGAAATGCTCCCTTACCAGTACCTGCCACCGAAGACATTTCACCAGAAAAAGTAAATCCACCAGCAAGAACTACAACAACAGCAGACCAAGGGGGATCAAAAC